TGCTTTGAGCATCTAAGAATTCTTTGTATTGTCCCATGCTTTCCTCAGCTGCGCCAACCTTAGTTTGTTTTACTCTCATGAATAAACTGTGTTTAACTGAGACTTCAGTTTCAGGTTGATTCCAAACCATTACTGTAATGTAAAGATGATTGGAGTACCAGTTATTAGTTGGCATAGCCCCAACTGCTGGGTTAGGAAATTGGTTAAACCAAATTAAATCCCTAGAGTTGTCTTCCTGCACTCCTGCTTTGACTATTGCTTGTTCCTTGTAAAGAACGCTTTCATCGCCCGCCATTCCTCCAGTGTTAAAAATTAATTCTGTAACACTTGCACCCATAGTTTCATTTGTTCTCTGCATTGGATAGGGAGACACAAACAATTGATATGCTGCAACGCCGGGTTCAGGGGCTTTTTGATTAGATAACCATAATGAATTTTGGTCGTTGAAAACATCGATTGACAAAACCGAATGTCGATGTCCATCGGGTAAGTTAATTTTTCTTGTCATGTATCCATAACCTGTTGCATCAACTAGAATGTCTCCTTGGATTGTGTCTCTAATTTCATTAATTGGCATTACTTCTTCCTCCCTTTACGATATTGAACACCCATGCGCTTGAGGTCGAGTTGACCTTTGCGCTTTCCACTCTTGAAGAATATCTTGTTCTTCTTGACTTTGATGTAGCGTTGCCAAGCACTTAACTTACGCTTAGGAGCAACTACTTCTTCAGCCATTATGACTTGTCCAGCCATCTGATAATCAGTTGGTAGGACTGGTTTGATGCACTCGCCTTCTTTGATGAAGATTTGGAAGGTTGGTTCTCTCCCTTGAAGCATAGCAGAATACTGGTAAGCCGGTACCGCTATCATATCAACAGGAACAATTCGCTCACCATCTGCAAGCACGAAGCCGAGAAGCCCGCCCGCAACAGCACCTCCAGCAGCACCCCAAGGGCCAAGAGCCGCACCAAGCGCCGCACCTTCGGCCGCTCCGATAGCCGCTTGAGCATAGGGATTATCGACTGCTTCTTCTGCAACCTTTGCACCTCCAGCAACACCGGCTCCTCTAGCGAATTTAGTTTTGCTAAACTTCTTGAGAGCCTCTTTACCTAGTTTTCCTTTAACCAACTAAAGACCCCCTTCAGAGGTCTTGAGCCTGACTAAGGATAGCGTTCATTCTTTCAGTGCTAATCTTGATTGGTTCAGCAATAAGGACAATATCTAACTCAAGTGTACTGTTATCTTCAGTATCCCATGTATCAGCTGCAACTCCGATAAGGAGGTCAGACACTACAGTGTAACCTTCAGGATGGAGGTCTTCAGGACCGTACCAGTATTTCTCAACAATAAGTGCAGCACCGTTGTCAGCACTACCGCCAGTAGCAGCAGGGCCAACAGCAGAAATCCACTCTTGAACACATAGAACATCAGGAGAACCAATAGCAACTTCATTTGCATTTTCATATGCACGAGTTGTTGCGTACACCTTCAATGCTCCAAAGTCACATGAAGTAGTAGAAGCAGATATTGCGTTAGCTACAGGAGCCACACAACCAGTATTTGGGAAACCTGTCCCTGTTCCTGATAAATCAGAATTCCTTAGTTGGAAGTAGACTTGCTTGATAGCCAGTCCCTCTCGTGCAACCGTGTTCACATAAGAACTAAGGTCTATTCTTCCATACAATGTGGTTCGGTTGCCTTGTGCATCCAAATCAAATTGCATTCTATCTCTCAAAATTACATCGCCAGCATTCTTTGCCATAGTTTACTTTTGATACTTGATAGTTATTATACTTAATCAAATCCTTATCTTGAACGGGTGGACCGTGGGTGAGGGCAAAATAGCGGAGCGGTTGACCGTTTATCCTACCAATTAATAAGGGGGCGCTCCCTCCCCTAGCCTGAAGGGGAGCAAGATGGTCCGAGAAGAAGCAAAAACCGAGTATATACACCTGACAAAAGAGCAAGTTACCCACACTTTAGATGGGTTAAACTTGCTTATGCAACAACATTACAATGAGTACGACAACGATCTACCTGAACACATTATTCAAATTGTCAATGTGTTTACAGAAGTTAGATCCAAGTTCAAATATTGTCATGCTTGCAGAAATTATTTCTTCCAGCGATGGAGCAGTAATGATTGCGGTTGTCCTGAGTCAAAGGAGGAAGAAGAGTGAAGAAAAAGGTCGAGATTAAGGTCTATTTACCCTATCTAATGGTGGGTGAATTAGAAATAAAAAGAAAACAAGGATTGCGTTCTAAATACATTGAAGATGCAATTCGAAATCGATTAGATGGAGAAGAAAACTTTTCTTTTAGAGATATTGAAACACACAGATTACTAGCTATTTTACATGGCAGATTCGAAGATGACCAGGTATTCAAATTAATGATTCAAAATAGAATGAAGGAGTTGACCGAATGAAATACAAAGGCGACAAATACATCAAAGCATACCAATATTTTCGAGAATCTCAAGACGATAAGATTTCGCAACTAACTCTTAAAGTACACGAACTCGAGCGAACCATTGAATGGTTAATTGGTAAAATGCTTGCGGAGTTGACAAAATGAAATGTTTCAAGTGTGGATCTAAGTGTGTAACTAATTATTACATATGTCCAGGACAAAAGAAAATTACAGCAGTTAACAAAATGTGTACTGTTGATGGATGCAATTGGGAATCACACCCCACTAAGATCCCTGAGCCAATCTAAAACATCAGAGTGTTTCCGTTGTCTGCATACTTTAGTGGGGGCGGATATGGCCGCAATTCACCAGCGGTAACTCCGGCCACATCCATAAGTGTAATCCAGTCAGGCAGATTTAAAGCAGCATCTCCGAATGCAGTATCGAATCCAACCATAGTAGTTGCATCTTGATACGCTGTTTGAAGTGCGCCTCTAGCCACCATGTCTTGATTTGCATTGCTAGCAACTCGATTGAAGTATCGTAGCGCAGTAGTGCCGCTTATCATCAATTCAGGCCTGATTCCACCGTATTTCCACATAGGGAATACATAACCTGAAATTGAAGCAGGGTCCATTACTACAGCGGTGTCCATCAACAACCTGCTTTGAGCATCTAAGAATTCTTTGTATTGTCCCATGCTTTCCTCAGCTGCGCCAACCTT